GTGAGATAAACGCTTTTTCATACAACTTACCTCACTTGTTATCGTTGGCGGTTGTATCGCGAGTTTCCTCGCCCTCTTCGGTGACATCATCCGATGGCGGACGGCCAGTCTTCTTATCTTCCGCAGAGCGCGTAGATGCCGTTTGCATCGGCGTAAACATATTGTTAAAGCCGAGAATGTCGTTTTCAACAAATGCCTGTCCAAGCAAATCGGTCTGCTGAAGGCCAATACAAGCCGCGTATTGCAGCTTGCCCATTCCGTAATTCATCGAATTCTTATACATTTCCACCATTTCCGTCTCATTAAAAATACTAACGGGCAGGAAGTTAACCTTGAACTTGATGGTGCCGGAAAGTGTCTTCAAGAAGCGGTTAATGGCAGCACCACACTGATACATAATCTCGAAAGCGAATGCTTCATCAACCTTAATAGCAAGCTTCGTGACACCGCTTGTAGAGTTGGTAGCACCGTGCAAAAGAGCGCTTGTACCTGCCGATGCGAAGAAATTTTCGTTCGCCCTTGCGACATTATCAATCTGGGCGGTTGTGCCACTCTGCTCGAAATCATAACTCTTGAGCTCAAAGGGGCTGATTGCAACTCCAACACGGTCGCCAACATTACCCGCAATGTGTGCGTAATACTGCATAGCAGTAGGATAGTCGATAAGCGGAACACCTTCAGAGTCCACAGGCAGAACGCCTGCGATAAGCTTGTAGTTCGACAACTCGGTCGCGGTCTCTGTCAAATCCTCAATATTTTTGATAGAGTAGAGACTGGGCAGAACCGCAGAGAACGGAGGGATGCTGTACTCGGGAATTGAGCAGTCGCCCTTGATACAAAATCCGATTTCAGGAGGAACAACCTGATATTGGCTGCCACCCGCCTGATATGCCTTGTACATATCGGTGAATTGAGGCGGAAAATAAGTTTCAAGGTCTGCTTCTTTAATTTTGCTCATATCGTAAGCGAACTGGAATACATTTCCGTCCGTAATACTAACGATTTGGCAATAATCGGGATTTAGCTTCTGTAAGATGAAAGAATTGCCGTCGCCACCCCAGATAACTCCGTAGTACGCGCCTTCTCTCAAAGCGACCAACGCTGCTTCTCTCATCGACTTGAGTAAGCCCATAGTTTCGATGATGTTGCAAGCCTTTTGATATTGCTTTTTATATGTATCCTTTTTAGCCTTTTCGGGGTTAAAATTGACGGGGGTGATGGTGTAATACCATCTCGGAACGCAAGCGTAATAATGAAGCAGGTTGCGATATCGCGAGTGCGTTTGATACAAGAAGATGCTGGCGTTTCTTAAATCCTTTTCGCTCGAAGTCGGGGATTCGAGATAACCTTCGATATTTTCGCGAGTGTACGATGTGTATGTACGGGATGTTCGTCTCGAAGTCTTACCATCGGGGTCGTGAATGGTTTGTTGAGCCATAGCCTTAGCGAATGCCGCAGCAAATTTTTGACGTTCCTCAAAATCGCTGGTAGGCGAGGGCTTCGTAATTTGTTTTCTTGATTGCGCCACTGGCTACTCCTCCTTTCTTCAATTATTTCTTTCTTTTGATTTGTGGTTGCCTAAACTGGAAAATATACTCTTCAAAGCCTTTGGGTTTATTCAAAGAATTTGCGTGTTCCTTTTCCAGATAATTAGCAAGCCAGATATTATAACTGAGAGATGAGAATCGGTCTTTACGCCAACCGGATTTTTCTCTCACGCGGACATAATTGCCCCTAACCTCAGTTTCGAGGTTGATGAGTTCGTTAACCGCTAAACTCGTGTTGATGTATGCCGCTTTAATGCGAAGCTTATCTTCAAGCTTTAGACGAGAAAATCCCGCAAGTTGACCAAGGTCTTCCTCGAAATTTTCTTCGTGTGCAAGTAAACGAATTGTATTTTGCCTAAACTCCTCTCGCAATGTAAGAGCACATTGTGAGTTAATATCATTGTTGGCAAGCATAGCCCAAATTTTCTTTGGAGCATTCTTAACCTTACAACGCCTGTTGATTTCCTCATTGTTGAAACAACCAAGAGCACAGTACGTTTCTCCCGTCTCGGGGTCATACATATCGGCCATAAGCAAATCTACAATCGGCAAACCAAGACCGCGGGCGTCAATAATAAGCCAGTCTCCGTCATATTGTGCGAATGTACGCCTAATTTCCAGAGCCTGCTCTTCAGCGCGCAGACCTTCATAGTTTTGTGTATAAACGATGTTCTTGATGGCACGCGAACCATTTTCATTCAAGAGCATTTGATTAACAAATACAGAAGTAGCGTCGTTATTTGCGGTCTTGCCAGAAGATTGCATCAATGCAATATCCGCAGATACAATTCGCACTTCGTTGTGCATTTTTTGTGGAATCCTGACACGTTTGTCAGAAATCAAGCCAGATAACCTTGGAGGCAAGAACGCATATCTGAGCCGTCGAGCAGGCGATATCTCGTCGTAAGAATACAACGCGCCATCAGCGCCAGACCAAAACTCAGCACACATTTCCATAATCCAAGATACTTCATTGAAGTCGGAGCTACCCATATCTCCTTCCACTCGCTGTCTGCTCAATAATTTTTCTTTAATTGACAATTGATACGGAAGAGCCGCGACAAAATATTTCTTCCCTTTAATCATACCAGCCGCATAATCTCGGAAAAGATTGTAGCACCAATGATTGGCATACCAGCCCGATGTGAGATACATTTCTTGGTTGGGCTCCATCGGATAGTCCTTATATTCATCCAAATCCATAAAGCCAGCGTGTCTGGACGCGGTGAGGAAGTTTTTCAAAACGGAGTCAATGATATTTTTATCGACCATTCTTGCTTCGTCGATGATAAGTAATGTCGCACGTCCGCATCTTGCATTTTGGTTGGCGGTAACAATTTCGATGTAAGAACCATTGCGGAACTTTACGATGGTGTTGATTTGGTTGTTGACTATATCCTCAACTTCAAGTGCAAACATAGGATAATTAGGCATAAATGTTTTTTCGATTTTCGCCACAATTTCCCTCGCTTGTCGCCTCGTAGATGAGGAAACAATACAAGCTGTACCGGGATAAAGGACACATTTCGTACTTGCAAACAACGAAGTTGTCCAAGTTTTTGAAATACCTCTACACCCGATAAAGCAAACTCGTTCAGAATCAAACATTTCACAAATCATTATTTCTTGAAATCGTTTTAATTTGATTCCAAAATATTCTTGTATAAAGCGATGCGGATTCGCTCTATAGAAAGACGCCCATTCCCCAATGGATTGCATAATACGATTATATCTTGTTGCGTCGTCATTCATTGCCGCCACCGCCTTCTTCACCGCCACTTTGGTCGAAGATAGAGGCATCGTCGGCACTATCTTGTTCACTAACCGCAACGGGTTGAACGGTGTAGCGCTGCATTTCCTCAACGGCTTCGTCATAAAGAGCCGTGTTTTCGTTGGTTATTTTCAAAGCTTTCGCAAGACCGCCTCTGAACCAAGTGTTCATATAGCGCCTGATACCATCTACATCTCTCCACGCAGGCGAGGGTTCAGGAATGGGCGCGGTTTCTTCGAATTTTCGCAACAATGTTCCGAAAGTCTGCGTATCGGCAAGAATGTTATCAGAGTTTTGTTTAGGGAGAATATTAGCTGAGTTCATAAGGTCTTGAAGCGCCTTTTGAGCTTTCGGTACGTCACCACCGTTTTGACGTGCGATACGAACATCAAGCTGAGCCAGCGCAATGTTTCTGAATAGCTCTTCTTGCGCCTTAGTTTTGCACACACTTTTTGTAGTCCAATCCTTGTATTCCTCTTCGAGGAACTGATATTGGTCGGGCGTAAATCCTTTACCCCAAGTGCGTATCATTTCGCGAGTGACTTCAAAGTCGCTATCGTCGCCATCCGGGACAATTGCATAATCGGTCAAAGAGTCTCGCTCCTCAACCTCCTCGCGAATAGTGTCTAAGAATGTTTCTCCGTGCATAGCAGACGGGCGGGCGCTCATCTTAGACGGGTATATTGAGACACGAGAGTTTGTAAAATGTACATCTGCCAGTGTCATCGCAGATGCCGTGTCATTGTAGCACCAGTCAAACATAGAACACAAATGTCGCAAAGCGTGTTCCTCGTTGCCGCTGTAAAATGACGTCATAGATTGCATCAATATTTCGGTGCAATTTTTGCAAAACGGTAAATATCCGTTATTGCCTTTCCATAAAAGTGACTTACCGCCGCTTGGGAAATTTCCTTTTTGCTTTTCAAAATCCTTTCCGCACATACAGCAGTAATATTTTCTTTCTTCATTATCAGGAGCCTTGAGCCGAATTGTTGGAGGAGTGTAATCGGCGTTAACTCGTATAGGTTTGCGTCTATTGATACGAACGCTCTCGGGTATACTTCCGCCTTCGGGCTTACCGGCTCTGCTTTTCTTTTCGGCCATAGTTTCTCCTTCCTGAAAATCCGCGGTTTCCTGTGCCGATAACCGCAAACGTATTTGTATAAATAAAAAGCTCCCTCTTAGAGGGAGTTTTGTGGAGCTGGCGGAGGTGCTTGAAACCCCAACCTGCTGGTTACAAATCAGCGGCTCTACCTATTGAGCTACGCCAGCATAAAACGGCGCAAGTTTCCGCACGCCGTTATTAAATTTTGATTATATGTCAGACAACTTCTTTTGCTCAACGGCTTTAATGCCATCTTCGCCAAAATAATCTCCAAGACGTTCATCAGTCTCAAGGTCGCTATAGATAGAAATCATAGACAAATCTTGCCACCCGATGACATCTTTTATCACGCCGTCAGGTATTCCAGAGCGCTGCAATTCGCTGACAAACATATGACGAAGACTATGCCAATAGAAAGGCGATTTACTCATTGAGTTAATGGTAGACGCCCAACTGTCGAGGGTTGAAATCGTAACGGGCTCGCATTGCCCGGTTGTTTTGTTGTGATTAACGAGAAGCCACTCGCTTTGAATACCGAGGCGCTCGCGCTCCTGCATCCACAAATCAAAGTAAGGTTTGAAGAGTTTGGCAAGCACGTAAACATTCAATTGCTTACCTTGTTTGCCACGACCCTTAGTTCTAATCTTTTCAGGGCTCTTATAAAGAGAGCCGTAGATGATATTTTCATCATCAAAGAAACTTACTTTGAAGCGGCAAAGCTCGCTCTTACGTCTACCTGATGCGGCGGCGAGCATAAGTGCACACGCCTTTTGATACTCGCCCATCTCGACGAGCTTGTCTGCAATCTCAACGATATCCTGTGTGAGGAACACCGATTTTTCACGAACGGCTTCCTTGACGGGATTTTCGATTTTGCGCACGATAGGTTTGAAGCCCTTAATCTCATCGTCGAGAATGTTTTCTATGAAATTAGACAAAGAGCTCAATGCGGCCTTGACCGTGCGAAGTCTATTTGAAGACCATCCCCACACGTTAAGCGCGTGGTTTTGGAAGCGAGAAATTTCACGCTTAGTCAAATCTACGAAATACTTATTGTTGAGATTGTCTTCGCACCAACAGAAGAAAACCAAGAGGTCTGCTTTGTAGTTTTTGATAGTGCTTTCAGCTCGACCAACTGACTCAAGATATTCCAGAAAATCATTCATCAAAGAAATGTTCTCGGGATTGATGGCAGCAATTTTCTCGGGCGATGTAATGTTGTTGTAAACGGTACTACGTCCCATTGCGCAGACCTCCTTTCTCTGTGTATCGTTATATTATTTACTCGTCCTCGGACGAGCCGTTGTAAGGCTCAAAGATGACCTTTTCACCTGCGGGAATGACGAGAGCGTCCCCGCCTTTGAAATTGCCAACTCTGCGCTCCTTGAGGGCTTTCTTTCTAAAGGTGCCCAAACCTTTGATGTAAACTCTGTCGTTTTCCTTGATGCAGCGAGCGAGCAGGTCAAAGACTGCAATGCAGGTCTCCTTCGACTCGGCTTGATTAGCACCGTTTTCGGCAGCGAACATCTTATAAAAATCTGTCCTGTTCATCCTTTTTCTCCTTGAAATCCGTATGTATTTTGAAAAATGCTGTTAATTTAACTCTACAAGGCGCGTATGCTCACGGACGATATCTCCATTGGCGTCGTGGCACAAATACAGGAAGCCTTCCTTTTGAGAAGACGTAAGTCTTCCGTCGGCATAATGCTGTTTTGTTACATCGCAGCAGCAACCTTGTTCATATAGAACCGTATTACCTTGCTTATACTCGCCAACGCGATGTGTGTGCGCCATAACCAACGCGTTAAAGATAAATCCTTCATTTCTGAAGTATTGAACCGCCTTTTCTGCGGTTTTGAGAATACCGCCAGAGAACGCAGAAGGATGACAGAAAATCGTATTGCCGACTTGGCAGAACCAAGAATCCGTGTAAACGATTTCGACGTCCTCGATGATGTCCTGAAGAGGAGCGTAAAATGTCTTTGTTCCAGCTGCTTTGTCGTAGTGGTTGAAGCCATCCACAATAATAAGCTCAAGCGCGGTCTTTGGCATCAGCTCCAAAAGGTCTGTGTCGAGGTTTTTTGCCAGATAATTTTGAAACCTGATGTCGTGATTACCGTATGTAACGATAACCTTATTCGGCGAGATGTAGTCGATGAGCTCAATGAGATACTCTCTCGTTTTGATAAGCTCAAGCATCGGGCTAATGCGATAAGTTTTGGGGAATCGCGAGATGGCCTGACAGTCCGCGATGTCTCCATTCAGAATTAAGACGTCAGTAACACCCGCATATTCTGCGAATGTGGTCACGGGAAGCTGGTAGGGTACGTGAGTATCACTGACGCATAAGATGCGATTTTTAACGCCTCTCATCGTCTTCTGCTGTGCGTACAGCATACCTCTGTGAAACGCTGCGTATTCTTTGCGCCACTTGCTCTCGGTGTAAATTACACCCACTTCGGCATTAAGAATGTCTGCGATGTCCTGACACGACAACCCGTAGCTTGCTTTGTTTTCAAACAGTCTGACAAAGTAGTCGTCGAACTGCTCATCTTCCTTTCTTGTGCAAAGAATATTCATCAATTCACGACCCTCTCTTCTTCTGTGTTTTGCGAAGCTGCTTATTTCTGTATCTTTCGAGGAAGAAGAACACACGGTTCGTCTCCTCAGTGTAGTAGCGCTTGCGTCCGCCCTTCTTGTGGCGGTTGGTGATGGTGACACCAATCTCGTTGCCGTACTTAGCGCGAATTGCCATCGCTTCGTCTCTTGTAATCTGAATCATTTTGTTTTACTCCTTGAAATCCGTTTCTTTGTTTTTTGTTTTATATTTAGCGACTGGTGTTGATATAGCTCTTTCAACGCCCCATCCATCGAGCAGACGGTGACGTAATATGTCGCGAGGAATCCCGCTTTTTTCTACAAGTTCCCTAAGAGGAATTCTTTCGCCATTATAATCAACCCAGATAGTTGACCTTCGGTTGATAACTTGGTTTACGTTGGTCTCGAATCGACAGTTTGAAGGCTCATAATTGCCGTTTGAATCAATCCTGTCCAATGTTGTCTCTGGTGAGTAATCATCTCGGGCAATAGCCCACTTCTTAAAATTCTCATATTGATGCCACTCTTCACAAACGCGTATGCCCCTCATACCATAATATTTGTAGTTTTTGTGCTTTGAGTTTTCGCATCGTGCGAGCATAGCTCTCCATATGGAATATAATCTTTCTTTGGAATGTCCGTGTGTTGTATTTCTTCTTGTCGTCGTTTCGGCGCGTAAACATCCGCAGCTTTGCGTTTTGAGCGCCCTTAAATCCGTCCCAGAAACAACGCATTCTTGACCGCAATCGCACAAACATTTCCATTTTACTGGCTTGGACTTCAGTCTTTCCGAAGAGCAATCCTCATTCAGAACGAGTAGTCTTCCAAATCTCAATCCAGTTAAGTCAATGAAGCGCGAGCCGTGTGTGTTTTTTTGTTCTTTGTTTTCCATAGTAAAATCTCCTGTCAAAAATTTTATTGAACAAAGAGCCGTATTCTTGGCTGTGACAGCAGCCAAGAAAAGGGAGCGACCCTTTATCCGGCTCAATGTCTGCGAGAGAAGTATTTCTCCCCTCCATAGCGGTACTTAGTGAAAACACCGGAATTTTATCCATAGACTGTCTAAAAGTGTCCTATAACTCGGCGGTTTTTGAGCATTTTTAATGGGAAATGCAGGTTTTGCAAAAGATTTTTTCGTTAGAAAAACGGCTCGTTTTTGCAAAAAGACCAACAAAATGTCGCTATTCTTGGGGATTATCGCTTACTTGTGACAATGGAATTTTGGAAAAATGGAAACCGTAGAACTCTAATTCTCCATCCTCGTCCTCGACTAAAGTGTAGACTTCTTCTTTGCTATCCAGTATCATCGTAAAGAATGCTTCGTCCGGGCGTCCAAATAACACCTCAAACACGAACTTTGCTACATCTCTACACTCGGGGGAATCCAATTCTTTCAGCACGAGGTACATTGTGGAAGGACAACTTGAGAGTTTCTCAACCTCTTCGATGCAGTCTTGCTTAATTTCTGCCGCATATCTCCATACGGTTTCCTTTTCGCTTTGCGACATCGTATCATACCCTGTGAACAACTTATGTTTTTCTTCTCTGGCAGCCCTAATAATGTTGATGATTTTATCTTTTTGTTTGTAATAATAGCCTTGTCTTGAATAATTGCCGCTTGGTTCTTTCACAATACTCATAAATGGAACTACGGAACGCTTGCACTCTCGCCCTTCCCGGAAGTTAAAGCGAGAAATTATTTTTTGTAAATAATCCATAGAGGTGTTAAAGTACCTGTATTTTACGTTGTCGCTCAGCTCAAAGCCATTTTCTGTGGTAATCATTTTGAAAAACTGCGGCTTTACCGTTTTGTCGTCTTCAGAAATTTTGTACTTTCTTTTGAGTAGGTTAATTTCCGTTGAGCTGTTAATTACGAATTCACGTTTTGCTCTATCTCTGTTGTGTTTGAATATACGCGCTACCATATACCCGAGCATTTTGCTCCTCACGCTTTCACGTGAGCACAGACTATATCTTCACCTTTGCAGGTGCGCACCATTTCCGCCACCAATCGCTTGTGGCGTACAATTAGTCGTTGAACCTTCCTCTCGCGAGGCTTGGCTGCTGATTGCCGATTGTTACGGCGTTTAGGGTTTAACCTTGCGCCATCTCGTTACTTGTTTCTACTTTCGCTCCACTTTAGTGGCAAACGAGCTTTACGGGTTTCCAGCAATTAGATGCGTTAATTTTTGCACATATTTCTATGTACCGAGACTTACACCGTTAGGTTAATCTCAACATTTGACAAAACGGCAAGCTTACAAATATCGTAATAAAGCTCCGCACAATCTTCAACCGAGGCTCCTTTGCTAATTCTGTCCCACATCAAGCTATTCAGCTGCTGAGAGAGATTGATAATTTCGCCAATCTTGTTTACGCTTGTTTTTACATCGAGGTCAGCCTTATCATCTTGGGTGTAATAACGGGCGGTCTTCACCGAGGAAGTCATATTGGTCGGAACGAGGAATTCATCGTAATGTCTTCTCGCGACCTCGATTAAAAGCGCATCATCGGTGATAAGCATAGTATCACTATCATAATCACAGCCATTGAGTCTCTGCTGAATGTTTTCGTTGATAGCATTGACGCACACAATACCGTCCGTCATATTGAAGTAAGTGTCATATAACTCACACGCGACATTCTTTGTCAGCAGGATATTTCCTACGGTAACGTGCGGCGAACGCGACGCCAACAATGTCTGACCGTATGGAAAACGCTTACTATGTATGTTACCCACGCCTACGATAGACTCGCCGTGGAATTGACCGATACTTGCCTGAAGCATTTCCATTCCGTTACCCATCAGAGTAGAGTAGTTACCGTTCACAAGAACGTGCCCTTTTTTGAGATTACGGATTTCTCCCTTTACAAGGTCGTCCCTAAAATCATAATACATTTTGGTCTGCGCGAATTTGTCATTGATGCCAAGCATACGAAAGACAATCTCATTCTTGGAATCCAAAGAAGAGTACCAGCCGGTGCCGTCATCAAACGGGTATTGTATTGCGTATCTCAAAACCGCGGGGTCTCTGCGAATAGCGCCAATATAATCAAGCGAAGGCTTCAACACCTGCTCCATTTCTTCATACGACAGCTGAAGCGTATTGAAAAGTTGATAGTGCGCTTGCACAAGCCTTCCACCATACTGTCTCGGCTTCTTCTCATACTTGACAACACCGAAGACTGGCTCGACATTCTTCATCCAATCTTCAATCGTTCCGAACTTTGCGTATTTAATGCTGGACGGAGTTGTGATAAGCTTAATCTGTGAAATGTCCGTAGCAAGTGTGAAGCCGTTGAGTTGCTCGACTGAAGTAATACCGTTGTCGGCAAACCATTGCTGAATATTGGCGTTGAAGCAGCACGATTTGAAGAAGCGATTTCTCAGAAGGAGCATA